TGAGCGTGGCCTACCTGAGCGGGGCCAACCTGCGCGGGGCCAACCTGCGCGGGGCCAACCTAAGCGGGGCCAACCTGAGCGAGGCCGACCTGAGCGGGGCCAACCTGCGCGGGGCCAACCTAAGCGGGGCCAACCTGAGCGAGGCCAACCTGAGCGAGGCCAACCTAAGCGGGGCCAACCTGAGCGAGGCCGACCTGCGCCGGGCCAACCTAAGCGAGGCCGACCTGCGCCGGGCCAACCTAAGCGGGGCCAACCTGAGTGACGTGAAATATCTACCCGCCTTTCAAATCTGTGAAGGCGATCTGATCGCGTATAAGAAAGTGAAAGGTAAGATTGTAACCCTATCCGTTCCGAAAGATGCCAAACGTACCGCATCTATTGTCGGTCGGAAATGCCGGGCGGAATACGCAATGGTTCTGGAAATCGAAGGGCACGCACCGGTGACGAGTAATGGTCGCGGAAATGGGATTGCCACGCTGTATGAAGAGGGCAAGGAGGTGCGGGCCGACAGTTATGACCCTGACTGGAGAGTGGAGTGTTCGCACGGTATTCACTTCTGGTTAACACGGAAAGAAGCTGAGGACTTTACGGCATGACACTTGCAGTTTTGCTTATAGCCGCTGGATGGGCCGCTCTTGTGCTTGCGTTCCTCGGCGTGGATGCGCTGAGGGAGCGCAGGCGCGAGCGCAGGGCCCGGGCCGACATGGATTACCGGGAGGATGAGTGATGCCCATCCTTGCGCACAACCGGGCTCTCTATCCCCCGGACTGGCCTGCGATCCGCGCCCGAATCCTTGCGCGTGATGAGAACCGATGTAAATGGTGCGGGGTGGAGAATTATGCGGTGGGATACCGGGACGCAAAAGGAACATGGCATCGCCTCGCCGGAAATGGACCATGTGACGCCGCTGGAGTGGGACATTCTTGGCCTAACTACCAACAACTTGCTTACGCCGAAGCTAGGGAGATTGCCGATGTCCAGAACGATTGCGTGGGCCATCGGGATGACGAAGGGCATCATTGGCGTGTGATTGTGCTTACCATCGCGCACCTTGACCACGATCCACGAAATTGCGCGGATGAGAATCTTTCGGCGCTTTGCCAGCAGTGTCACAACCGCTACGACCGTCCGCACCGGAACCGCACGCGCAGACTCGGAAGCGAGATCGGACAGATGGGATTGGCCGTGGAGTACCGGGAATGAAGGCCCCCGGGCTTGCGGGGATAAGGGGGGATCAGTGATTTTCATACAATTCGCGCAATATCTCGGGACGCACGTTCCCGCCCTCGGAGCATTCCTCGTTTCGCTATGCGTGGTCGTTGTTCTTTGCCTCGTGTCCTACAAGCTAGGCAGGCACACGACGAACAACCGCTGGCGATGGGACGTTGAGCACATGCCGGCGGTGATCGGCCAGGACATCCGAGAGCGCAAGGACCGAGAGATCGCCGTGCTGCAAGATCGCGTAGAATTGCTGAGGGAGCGGTTGCGGATATTGGAGCCGCTGAGCTCCGGGGTGATCGACCTGGTACGCCGTTCGACGGAGCCGCGCGCGGCGGGAGGGAATAAATAAATGAAAGGTAATAAGCGTTTTCTGCGTCATTGCGATTTCACATTATCGCACTGTTTCAAGGGATCGATCTGCCCCAAGTGGCGAGCTGATTACGTGACGGAGTACTGTGGTAAAGCTGACATGATGACCGACGAGTTCAAGTGCACGCGATTTCCAAAGGAGGCAAGCAATGATAAGCGCTGAGCACATCGAGGGTTGGAAAAGAGGGGAAAACTATGAGTGATGATTTCAGACAGAGTTTTGACGCCCGTGACTGGGCAAAGGCATTCTGCGAACGTTTCCCGCAGAATGATGAGGGAACCATGATTGGCTGGTTCGCAAATGCGCTGATGAGAGGCTATGACGAACCCCACCATGGAGCGAAGGCACCCGATTTAGGTCCATTGATGTCGAGTGAGCACATGGCCCGCTGCCAGGCGATGCCGGGCGGGGTGACGGAGAGCGAGAAGGCGATCATTGGTGACCTGAGGGATATGGAGGCCCTACAAGAGCAGAACATTGAGATAGTCAAGCAAGCACTAGGCAGGGCGGCATCCGCCGAGAAAGGGCACGCCGACTACGTGCAGGAATGCAACGTGCTGCACAATGAGGACAACGCGAAACTCCAGGCCGCCGAGGCCCTGTTGGTGGAAGCTCGGGAGGCGCTGAAGGAAGCAGAAAGGCGATTGCGTTTCATGGCTGACTTCTTCGACGTGGACAACCTTACTCAGCAATCCTATCAAAGAGAAACCATTGCAGCCGCCGACAAGGCCCACGTCTTGCTCGCTCGGCTGGAGCGGAAGGAGGGGGGAACACCATGATGTGCCAAGCTTGTGAGGAAGGACGACACTGGGATTGCGGAATGCAGATGTGGTGCGAATGTGATTGTCTAGGACCGGAGGGGGAGTACCCGGATTTTCCGGATTACGGCATGAACGATACCTTCGAGCCTGGGGATGAGGCAAAGGAGACTCGTTGATGGACCTGATCTATTCAGATGAAAGGAGAAAGGAAATGGGAACCATGGTTGATTCAGGGTCATCTGAGCGGAAATCCGCTCTCTTGGATGCGATTCATGAACTGGAGTCTGAGATTGATTCCCTCAGTGTCAAGGGGATTCCAGCAATCAGATCGGCATTCAAATCTGTTTTAATGCCAGAACTACCAAAAGAAAAAGCGGTGATCGAGCTTAAATGTGCTGCTGATTGTGAGGCCGTTGAACGGATTCAGAAAATGACGGAGGGGGTCCGTGCCATTAGTAACGCAATCAATGATATTCAATCGCGTTCGAGAGCATGATTGGCGTGCGAGGGGAAGGAGATCGCGATGGACCTGAAAGAATCCATCCGGTGTCTGCTGTGCAATGGTTACGGGCGGCTCCCGCTCGGCTCCGTCTTTGACGGTGTGGTATACGGCTGGACGGAGTGCCCCCGTTGCAAAGGTGCCGGTAAAATCCCTATCAAAGCAAAGGAGACAAGGTGATGGACCTGATAACTGAACTGGAAAAGCTGATCGACGAGTTACAGTCCATCATCGCGGAGGGGATGGGTGGCCCCCATGGATACAACAAGACACATATAGCCGATGCCCTGGGAATGCAGAATAGGCTGCGCGCCATTCTGCTCGCCAAGCCCGAGGAACCTTCTCTGCTTGTTGATGCCATGAAACTCTTGGACATCGCGGGCCTGTGGAAAGAGCCCGTTGACGAACAGTGGCGACAAAGCTATCTGGACCTGCGAACGAGATATTACACCCAAGAGATCGCCTCGTAGAAGCCAACCCGGCTCTGCGTGCGATGTGGCAGACACAAGGAGGGATCTATGGACCTGATATCTGAACTGGAAGGGGCGAGAAAAGATTGGCTTACTCTGGCGGCCATGACCGCCACGCATCCGGCGGCAAGCTCGGCATACGGGGAGTGCGCGAAACGGGCCGCTTGCTTGCTGTCCGCCGCCAAGCAGGAGCCGGGGCTGGACAAGCCGTTCGCCTCGTTCTGCCCGGGCTGCGGGCCCAACGTCTACATCGACGAGGATGGCTGTTGCTCATCGTGCGGGTCAACGGCTATCGGTGACGGGCTGATCCGGCTCAACGAGCGCATCCAAGCCCTCATCCGCTGTCCCGCTTGTGACGGTACGGGATTGGTAGATGGAGATACGCCCGGGGGAGAGGCTACCTGCTATCAGTGCGAAGGCACCGGGAGATCCCGCCCCGCGCCTCCCCCTGACGGCGGCCTGATCTCTCGTCTGGCTGACGCGTTGGACAGCGAGCATGCGTCTCGGGAGATGGTGCTTGGCCGTGGTCACCGCGAACCGTGCGAGACGTGCGCGCTGATTGTTGAAGCCAAGGAGGCTTCCGCCCTCGCCACTTCCAGCGCGGGGGAGAGGCCGGAGCACCCGAAGTTGTCCATCGCCATTCAGGAGGGCTACGAGCCTGATGCCCCGCCCCCCGCGCCCGCCGAGAAGCGGTGGAGGTGCACGAATTGCGGAGAAGTCGTGGTATTTACCGAACTCTGCATGCACGGCGGGAAATACGAGCATTCGGGCCATCAGAAAGCGCCGGGAAATCGATGGTTACTGTGGTGCGGCCCCGTGGTCGCAGCAAGTGACGGAGGGGGGGGGTGACCTATCTCTCCGTTTGCTCTGGCATTGAGGCCGCAACCGTGGCGTGGCATCCGCTGGGGTGGGTACCCATTGCATTCTCAGAGATCGAGCCTTTCCCGTGCGCCGTACTGGCTCATCATTACTCCAGCGTGCCGAATCTCGGCGACATGACCGCATACAAGGAGTGGCAAATTGGAGCAGTTGACCTTCTCGTTGGCGGCACCCCCTGCCAGAGCTTCAGCGTCGCCGGACTCAGAAAGGGACTCGACGATCCGCGAGGCAATCTCATGCTCGTCTATCTGGCAATTGCTCGGCGGTTTGCTCCCCGATGGGTGGTATGGGAAAACGTCCCTGGTGTGATAAGCGACAAGACCGGCGCTCTCCGATGTCTTCTTGACGGGCTTGAAGAATTAGGGTATATAATTGATATTGATATACTTGATGCTCAATTTCATGGTGTCCCACAGAGACGAAGGAGAGTATTTGTATGCGGAGAACACAGAGACGATTTACTGAAAGCGAAGACAGATTCATCCGCGCTCACTATCGGACAATGCTGGCAAGAGATATTGCACAGCATCTTGATAGAGAAATCCAACAGATTCGCAAAAGAGCAGGGAAACTCGGACTCAGCATTCCTCTCAAGAGATGGCGTGGTGAGGAGGATGCAATTATTCGGGTTGGCTGGGGAACAAAAAAGCTTCGGGAACTTGCGAAAGAACTTAATCGCGGCCTTCCAGAGGTGTCAAATCGAGCAAAAAAACTCGGATGTTCGCCGTGGAGAAAGGGAAAAGGAACGCATTCGGGAAGACCAATCGATGGCTTCCGAAACGGGAAGCCTGTATTCACTCACAGAAGAGTCATTGAGCAATACCTTGGAAGAAAGCTACGAAGTGATGAAATCATACATCACATCGATTGGAACAAATTCAATAACGTTCCAGCAAATCTATATCTGTTCAAGAGCCGTTCTGCTCATCGCAAAGCTCACTGTTCTTTTGAATCCATCATCCCCGTGCTTCTGGAGCGCCGCATTATCGAGTTTGAACGCGCTGGAGGAGTTTATAGATTATGCGCGATCCGCAAGTAGCGACCTTTTTGGAGACTTGGAGCGGGTTCAGGCGTGGCGTGATTTCATCCGAGAAGCCGAACCAACAAACGACGCTCTCGCAGATATTGGAATCGAATGTTTCGGCCAAGTATTTCCTATCCGCGAAAGCCTGCGCGGGTATCCTCCGCCGAGCCGAGAAGCGGGGGAAAAAGTTGCCCTCCCAGTTACGAGCCGCGTTGACCGAGGCGGCGAGCACGGGAACATCAAAGCAGACCATGCCTGGACGGGCCAACTAATCAGTAAGGCCGTCAACGCACATGGTGGCAGCGGGCGCATGGACGGGAAGTCGGAGACCTTCATCACCGGTACCTTGAATGCGAACGGCAAAGCGGCAGGTAGCGCAACGCAACAGGATGCCGAAACTGGGATGCTCATTGCCTCCTCCCTCCCCTCCGTCCGAAGACTTACCCCCACGGAAAGCGAAAGACTCCAAGGATTTCCGGACGGATACACAAATATCCCGTGGGGACGGAAAAGCATAAGGACATGGGCCACGGGGGACAACTGCGCAGACGGCCCGCGCTACAAGGCGCTGGGTAATAGCATGGCCGTACCATGTATGGCGTGGCTCGGGGAACGAATCAAGCGCGTGGTCGAAGCAAGCGAAGGGGGGGGCAGGAATGAGAATAGCCTACGCTGATCCTCCCTACGTCGGGCAGGGAAAGCGCTACGGATGCGAAGAGATCGACCATTCCGATCTAATAGCCCGTCTTGTGCGTGATTTCCCTGACGGATGGGCTCTTTCTCTGAGCTCGAACAGCCTCCGCCAAATCCTCGATCTATGTCCTACGAAGGTGCGCGTTGCCGCATGGGTTAAAACGTTCGCTATTTTCAAACCCGGCATCACGCCAGCCTATGCATGGGAGCCGGTGATTTTTGCGGGCGGGCGAAAGCGAACCCGAAAGGAATTCTCGGGACGCGATTGGTGTGCCGCTAATATTGTGCAAAAGGGATTCACCGGGGCGAAGCCGCGCGAGTTCTGTTGGTGGTTATTCGATGATCTCATGGGGATGAAACCCGACGACGAACTGGTAGATCTATTCCCCGGCACGGGGGCGGTAACAAGAGCATGGGAGTCATGGAAGAGCTTGCGCGCCTGAAATGTGCCATAAAACGAGCAAGGGGCCGAGCATCGTCCGCATTGGTTGCCTGCCGCTCGACGGGTCTCCATTCTGGCCAGCAAGCGAAGGAGGGAAGGCATGAAGCGCAGATACACGGGATGTCCCGAGCGCGGAGAGGAAGACGCCGGCCGGCATCTATGTCCTGTCACGCACGGAGCCGAGCGCGAGATGGAGTTGCAGTGGGTTTGCGAGACCTGCGGGCACCGGGAGGCAATCGATGAGCATGCCGACGTTGCCGACGAGACTTTCGATGAATTGAACGCCCGATGGTACCGGGAGGACCCACGGATAGTAGCGCTCGTAGCGGCAGCACGGGAAGGACTCGATTTTTGGGATGATGAGGATGGGGATAATTTAAGAGAGTGGCGGGGCCAAATGAGCGTCGCCCTCGCCCCCTTCGAACACCGGGAGGTGACGTGATGGAGTACACGACGAACAATACGAGTGACAAGATTGTCATAACGACGTGGCTGGTAACTATCCCGACGTGTACGCTGCGGCAGAGGCTTCGCCTCCTCTGGAAGGCGCTCTTGTCGCTGCCTCGCTTCCGTAGGGAGATCAACACCGCCGAGTGGGTGCCGTCATACAGCGTGACCTGGTGGAGGCGGAAATGAGGATGGACCTGATAGCTGAACTGGAAAACCTGGTGGCGGATTGGGCCCGTACCGATCAGGCGGGGGCCGTCCTGTGGCCCGAGGGTGTAATCAAAAGAGGATTGCAGAAGTTACTCGTCTTGTCACAAATGGAACGAAGAATGCTTGTTCATTTCTGTACTCGGCAGCTGCACGCGCGGCCCACGCTATGGGGTACGACTCCATACAGACCTATATTCTTGACGATGAATCTGGAACGTCGCTCAAGGCGAGTGGTTGGATATTAGATCATGTAACTGCTGGTGGATTGTGGGATACACCATCGAGGCCGCGTGACGATAAACACCCGACGATGGTCAAGCAATGCTGGGTAAAAAGATTTCGTGTGGTCGAAGCAAGCGAAGGAGGAGGGCAGATATGAGCATGAAGTATGAGGGGAAATATACCGCCTATCGCTGCACCGAATGCGGCGCTGTCCAACTAGTTCTGGAGGGAGAACAGCCGGATGAATGCATGATGTGCAATGGCAAGGGAAATGCCTTAATCGAGGCCGAGAAGGATAAGCTTCGCCTGGAAGGTGCGGCGTCAGTGTTGTTTCCCAAACCCGGCGTGAAGGGAGGAGATCACGATGGACCTGATAGCTGAACTGGAAAACCTGGTGGCGGATTGGGCCCGTACCGATCAGGCGGGTGGTGGATGTCCGGGCTGCCAGAACCGCAGGGCGCAAGTATCGGAACTACTGTCCGCTATCAAGCAGGAGCCGGGCCCGGAGCCGGGACTACGTTGGTGGGAGCCGGAGGTGAAGGATGGGTGATACATGGCTTGAATGGTGTCCTTCGTGTAAGCGAAGACATCGCGTCAAAAATCAGAAATGTCCATCATGCGGAGTCTATGAGGTTCCGCAACCAGTATCAAACAACGTAGCCAACAATTGCTACGCATCCTATGAGTGCGACGGTTGCGAAGCGTATAGGGGGCACATGGCATGAACAAGGAACAGCTCCGTGCATATGCGGAGCACATCTATCGCGAGGCCCTGCCCCCCTCGCATCCTTCCATGGAGAGCATCATGCTCGGCAATGGCCATCCCGACGAGGGTCCCTGTGTGGTCTGCGGGCATGTGTTCGATGCGCACGCTGAGGGTTGTGTGTTCGACAAGACCGCGCATCTCGACGGGCTGCGGAAGGCATGGGCGAAATTAAAACCGTGGGTCAAGAATCTTGTGGACTCTCTGGATAGAACCGACGTCAAGCGCGACGATGGCGTAAAAGCATCGAAGGTAGTTCGAGATGTAATGGACGCAATCGACGTCGCCCTCGCCGCCAGTGCAGAGAAGGCTCGCTGTGTTTGCTGTGACAACCCTGCGCGAGAAGGAAAGCTGACCTGCGCTGAGCATGACAGCCAGGAGGAGGCGTCGTGGGATGAGCATCGGCAGAACTACGGAAAGCACTCCAGATGGTGAGATCAAAGCACAGTGAAGGAGGTAGGCATGACCAATCAAGAAAGACGTGAGTGTTTTATACTGGGCTGGACGAAGGCGTGGTTTCAATTACCAAGTTATGACGAGTCGTTGAGGCTCGCCAAGGCCGAGGCGGAGCGCATCTATCCCGATGTCCCGGAGATAGACGCAGAACGCACCACCGTGAAGCCTGCGGGAGTCACGGACGCAGTCCCGGAGGCAGAATCTGTAACCGTTATCGACGTGATGCGTGCAAAGCGGAAGTGGGCCGCAACGATAAACGCAGAATGGTGAGGTAAGGTTCGATGGGTTATCGTCGCTACACCGTTGAGATGACGCCCGCGCAGCGTGCCGCATGGTGGAGACGACAGGCTGCTATAGAGGGCAGCAGTTACGAACGCCTGGGAAAGCAGAAAACAGCAACCGGCATCTCTGCTGATAAGCGACGGGTGACGCACTTGGCCGACGAATGGTACAACCAGGCGCACTGCTTCTACTGGTTTCGGTGAAGTATGAAATGGGGTCTGGGACACCGGGAGGATGAAATACGAAGTTGACAGGATAAGTTCCAAGAAGTTCTTTCCTTCCGTAGATAGTGGCCCGGAAACCTCATACATGGGGGATAGTCTTGACGGACCGCGCTATTCTATCCATAATCCCTTAGTAATAACATGCACAGGGGGTGTAATGGAGCTTAGGGACGATGTAAAGAATCTGATAAAAAAGATCCGAAAATTCCCAAATCGGGAAACGATGCTGAACACCTACAAATATAACGAGGGCGTGCGAAAAGCTTGGACCCCTATGTGGGTCCGAAATTTAGCAAGAACATATCAAGAAGTTGAGAGACGTTTCGCCGGCGAGGATGTCGATATCAAGACACTCCCGAGAGTACAGAATGAACCCATATTGATGTTGGGCTCAGGACCGTCGCTGGACGATTGGATACCGCGTTTAAAATCCTGGAAGGGCGCGATTGCCTGTTCTACTTCACAACTTCTTTTGCTAGAGTATCTTGAAATTGCTCCCACGTATCTGTTCCTGATTGATTGCGACCCCAATCCTGAGATCATCAAGCTAGTTGGGGACTATCAAGGGGACCAAAGCAAAACTGTTTTTATCACGCATCCTCAGGTTCCAAGAGAATACTTGGAAATCTGGCGGGGCCCGGTGAAGTTCTTCCGGATGTTGGACCCTGGGGACGAGTTTTCGACTAAATACGTTCCGATGGCCGTGGGCTGGATAAATCAGAATAAATCCCCGCAGGATTCGCATATCGGCTCCTATGTTCTGAATAGCGGCAATGTGGTAAACGCAGCTATCCCGGTTTTGGGCGGGCTAGGATACGCTCCCATTTTCGTTTGCGGGTACGACTTGGGATATCCGAAGGGCGTCTACAGGGGTTCGTCGGTAAACAGAATCGACGGCAAGTTGGAATTGCAACCTCCGGCGAAAATGCCTTCGCAGAAAGTGCGACCGATCAAATATGAACGGGGAATCAACGGCGTTCTGTCTGATGAGTTGTGCTATTTTTACAAGTATTCTTTTATGATCCTGTACGGTCTTGGGAATGTTCCGGTGTTGTCGTGCAGCCGGGGTCTGCTTGGGGAAGTTCCTTATATCGATCCAAGGGCGGTAGTGGCAACGCAAGGGCGAGGATTTGACGAATTGCTAAGGACACCCGTGGAAGCGTATGAGATCGGAAAAGAATATTTGCACACTCGGCAGATTTATATCCTGAGAACCGATTTTCAGACGGCGACCGTTAACATCTTTGCCAAAGGCGGATGGTGGAAGCGGTTAAAGTTCCGCCTGTACTGGCACTGGCAGCAATCCCGGCCCTGGGCATGGAAAGGAGATAGAGTTGGTCTGTTCACCACGGCATGGAGGACATGGAAGGTTGGGTTGAAGAGGCGGCAACAGGAATTGGCGGCTAAGCCAGTGAGGCCTCAAATAACGCTGGCGAAGAAACGCAAGAAGGCAAAGCGCAAAATTAAAAAGTCGGTGCCCCATGTTTGACGGGGCACGTATTCTTATTACGGGCGGAAGTGGATCATTCGGAACGCATTTTGTCGAACATATTTTCTCCGCCTACAATCCCGAGAAGGTTGTCATATTCAGCCGTGGAGAGAAAGCGCAATGTGAAATGGAGGACCGCTTTGGATACTATAAGGCGAGGATGCGCTTCATTCTTGGCAGTGTGACGGATCAGGATCGGATTTCACGGGCGTGCGATGGAATTGATATTATCGTACATGCCGCGGCGCTAAAAGTGGTTCCCAAACTGGAATACAATCCCTTGGAATGCCACGACGTGAACGTAGTGGGTACCCGGAACGTGATTAACGCGGTGATCGAACGCCAGGTGCCTAACGCGGTGTTCATAGCGACGGACAAGGGTGTAATGCCGGTGAACTACTACGGATATTGTAAAGGGATGGCCGAACGAATGTGGCTGGAAGCCAACTATCTCAAACCGTATTTCAAGATAGTCAGGTACGGCAATATCATGGGCTCCCGGGGCTCGGTGATTAACTACTTCATGGATTTGAAGAGGGCGGGGATCAAAGAGTATCCGTTGACGCATATGGACTGCACGCGCTTCTGGGTGGACTATTCAGAGGCCATAGCGCTTCTGCTTCAAGCGATAGAAAACAAGGCCGGGGTTACGCTGGCGAGCAAGGCCAAGTCTTTCAAAGTCAAAGACCTGATAAAGGCTATCTACCTACGGGCGGACCTGAAGGTGATCGGCTTGCGAGAAGGTGAGAAGATCCATGAGACCTTGGTAAGCGAGTATGAGGCAAGAAGGGCAAAAGAACTGCCGACATGCTACCGGATTTTCCCGGCGTACTCGTATGACGATGAAATTCTATATCCCAAAGAGGAAGGTTCGGATATGAAGAAAGCCGTGACTTCAAATGACCCCGCGTACCTGATGAACGTAAAAGAGTTGCGTCGGAAGGTTGATGCATTAGGGGGACCTCGTGAGAGATCCATACGACATAGTTAGGGACTTTGAGAAAGCCTTGTCCGAATACACGGGTGCGGACTACTGTGTCGCGCTAAACTCATGCACGGCAGCCTTGAAGCTATGCTATGGGTGGTACGTGCTTCACGGTGGACGCTCTGTGGAGATCCCCTCAAAAACTTATCCCAGTGTATGGATGCAGGCGGCCATTATAGGGCTTCAGGTCAAGCCTTCGGGGCCATGGGAGGGAGTCTATAATCTCCGCCCTTCCAACATATGGGATTGCGCCAAGCGATTGACCGTCGGGATGTACCGGTGCGCCCAATTTCAATGTCTGAGCTTTCACCCCCAGAAACCTCTGGGCTTGGCCAATGGGGGTGGGGCGATTCTCCACGATAATGCAGAGGCGGATAGATGGTTTCGCAAGATGAGATTCGACGGTAGAACCGAAGGTGTGCCAACCCGAGATGATGAATATCAACAGCTAGGAGAGCACTGCTACATGTTTCCGGCAACGGCGGCGGAAGGGCTGCAAAAGCTAAGCATTTATGCGCGCGAAATCCATCACGCCGATCAACCGGCCGAATTGGAGTTATACCCTAATATGTCAAGGTGGTATTCGACATGGCGCAAGTGATCTTCGACTTGGGGTCCGGGCTCAGCACGCACAATGATCAGTACTACATCCGCTCCATCATGGACTCTATCAAGGCGGCGGATACGGGCAAGCATGAAGTTGTGTTGAAGTTCCAGCTATTTTCGGATCAACCTCCCAACATGCCGCTGGATCAATTGATGTTCAATGCGGCCTATGAGTACGGAGCGAAACTAGGCTACAAAGTGACGGCAAGTGTGTTTGATGCGCCGAGTTTGAAGTTTCTGCTTAACTTCGAGGTTCCCTTCATCAAGATAGCATGCCGGCCGGAGTTGTATTGGATCATAGGGGAGGTCCCTCGCAAGCTAAGTGTTTACTGTAGCGTGGCGGACTTGGGAGACGCGGTGCCTGATGGCGTCGAGGTTGCGATGTTGTGTGTGCCCAAATATCCGGCCGACATCGCGGAGTACCGGGCGCTGTATGACAACCGGCTCTCCGGGGCGATTTCAGATCATACGGCGGGATTGGCGTTGTTCAACGAGCTAAAGCCGAAAATATGGGAGAAGCACTTTGTCTACGAGCGGGAACCGGCTAATCCCGACGCGGGGCCGTTTGCCCTCACGGTAGAAGATCTGGAAAGTTTGCTATGATCGATCTTGTTCCGATCACTGAACAAATAGCGATTATGGCGGCCGATTGGCGTAACGCCAATCCTGAGGCTTGCCGGACTCCGGTTTTTTCCACGAAAGATAGTCAAAGAGACTGGTTTCGGAGCCTGAAGTACAAACCTCATAAGTACTGGGCTGTCATGGCTGGGCCGCAGGCGGTGGGAATTGCTGGGCTAACGCATGTTACAGATTGGTCGGGGGAGATATCTCTGGTGTTGAACCCGGCCAAAAGGGGGCATGGATACGGACGTGCGGCTGCCGAGGCTTTGATAGGACAGGGCTTTGATATCATGGAACTGTTTGTGATCTATGGAGAAACCTATCTGTGTGCTCCTTCAAATCCCTTTTGGCACCATATATTGGCCAATTACAATCCCCGCTGGGTGCGATTACCCAACCGAAAGCTTTGGCAGGGCAAGTTGTACGATAGCGATTACTTCTCCATTAGGAGAATCTGATGCGGTGGGTGTGCCTAATTGTTGGCGCAATCTGCGGGGCCATCTTGGGTTCGACAAACGTGTTTGCCCCTTTACACGAGTTTTACCACGTAGCGGTGGCCGGCAAGCATGGTATCGAGGCGGTCATTACCTCATGGAGTACGGCAGAACTGGCCGAATTCAATTTCCCCGCTATCTTCGCCGGCTGGTCGGCGCAGATGTGGAGCGGTGCGATAGCGGCTGTTGTGTTCGCGGTCGTCGGCAGGCATACGAGGGCTATGCTGTTCACGGGAGCCGGCGGGGTAGGCTACGCAGCAGCCGCCTGGGGTCGGGCATTCGGCAGCTATGATTTCAACGAAGCGATAAAGCTTTACCTGGCCAGAGCCCTTTCCTCATCGGATCAGTTGCTCGTGTGGGGGTATTTGCACGAGGAGATAACCAGACGGTGGACGGTCATTGGTCTGCTGGTCATAGGGTTGGCGGTGCTTGTTGTGGTGGTCATGGTATGGCGGGACAAACGCAAGTTCAGTCTCGACTTTTAAGGCAAGGCCGGCATTACGCCGGCCTGTTTGGTCTCTGCTTTTTCGGTCCTCCCTTTTTCCCATTCTCGCGGGCGGCTCTCCGTTTTGCCTCGCTCTTTGATTTCCCCCCCAGTTTCCCCATGAGGGATGCGGCACGTGATAGGTCGCTCATTCCCTTTTCTCCTTTCTCCGAACCGAATGGCGATACCGGCCTATGTCAAAACCGTTTGAACGATAGCGTGCCCTTTGCTGATCCGGTAGGCACCGGGTGCCGCGAATGCCGCCGAGAACGCTTCGGATTTGGTCGCTTTCCACGTTTTGCCGCAATCATAGGAGAAGTACCATTTGTCCCATGATAGCCGGCCGATCCAGTGGAAAGACACTCCGTCTACGACGGTGGTTCCGTAGCGTTGTAGTCTCATTTTCGTTTACCTCCTCGTCTTTTCGGCTATGGCCGGCCGGGGTTATGGAGCCCCGCGCCGCTCTGCCGGCCTACTCGTCCTCGCGGTCCGGGTCCAGGTACTCGAGGGCCTGGTCGACTTCATCCTCAGTGAGCGTGGCATTGGCTGCAAGCTCTCGCGTGTACACTGCGAGAGCCGCGTCAAGGGATGCACGCGAGACCAGCCCCCCCTGCGCGTCATTGCCGTACACTGCGTAGGCGAGTGTAACGATTGCGTCAAACTGTTCCTGGTTCATGCTTGTATCCTCCATGGGCAGAGTATGGACCCAATCGTTTGGGTTGTCAAGGGCGATTTTGTAGAATTTTAATGACATACGGCTGTATAGTAGTAGGAGAGGACTTGACAAACCGGGCCGATCTATGGTAGGGATGAAGTAATGGCAAAGAGTCCGCAAGTGGCGCGACATTCGAGAGCCCGGCAAACTACATGCACTACTAAGGGATCTATGATGCGGCCCAGATTCGCTCTGTTGCCGTCAATCTGCGCAGCGTGCGGGGAGACCAGTTGGCTAGAGATGGGTTGGTGGGTAGACGATACGATCATGGGCATATCATCCGGTGGGCGTTGGAATTGTAAGCGATGCGGCCCGGATGCACTACCATGGAGCAACCATCCGGGGATGCATGGCTAAGCGCCGTCTATCTATTAAACAGCAGGCATTTGTCGCCGCTATAGCCAATCCAGCCAGCCCCACCTATAGTAACGGTACTCGCTCTATCCTCGCTACTCACCCCGGTGTCTCATCCCTAGGCTCAGCAGCAGTAAGCGCTTCCCGTTATCTAACCTCCGATAAGATCCGCTCCGCTATCGATGATATCCTCAGACAACAGGGACTAGGGATTGAGGTACGTACTGCTAAAATTCGAAGCATATTGGACGTCGATACCTACGAGATAGAGCAGATAGACCGCAAGGGGCGGGTAAAGAGCGCTACCAGGCTGCCTAATCACAAAATCCAACTCCAAGCGATTCACTTGCTGAACAAGTTGGACGGCAGCTATGCTAGGGCCGAGGGGATCGGTCATGCGCAGGCCAGGGTGTTGGAGCCGCTGATAGAGGAGTACACGAGGAGGTTGCGGGCTGAGCTTAGGGCGGAGGCTGCCTCTGAGGGGGCCGTAGCGGGTCAAGGTGAGATCCTGGAGGGTCAGGTGGTATCATCCCCTCAGACTGAGCAGGCTAGCGCTGGCGAGCCGCAGTCACGCGCAGGCAGCGCAGCGCAAGCAGACCAGGTAGATGCTGAGACATCACTAGAGGTTGTAGACAAAAGTAGACAAGATGGCACGCAGCCTCAGGCGGAGGGTCAATGCGGGGCAAGGTGAGATTCAGGAGGGTCAATCACCCCCCCCTACCGGCAGCCCGAGCGCTACAGACACGCCAACGAGTGCTGACAGCATGCAAGCATCGGCAGCCTGTGCTGAGACATCACTAGCAGTTGTCAGCAAAAGTAGACAAGAGGACGGGCAGGAGCAGGTGGAGACGCAGACGGGGGTAGGGGGTATCCCCCCCCGTGTTGAGAATAATGAATAGTTCACTTCTACACGATAGATTTTTTTCTATAGGGAGTAGGCAGATGATTATACAACTGACGGTAGGGGAGTTGAGCATACTGATAGGGGTATGCGTGGTGCTGGGGATGCTATTGGGGAGGCGGGGGATTTGACCAAAGTAGAGACTGAGAAGTACAAGAAGATTCTGGAGGATGTTGGGGGGGATGAGAGGTCGGCCACGACTCTATGGCTGAAATGGAAATGTCTGACCGATCTATTTTTTCTGGGCTACGAGATATTGGGATTGAAAGAAGCACGAGACAAGCGAGGGCGGAAGCTTGTGGACCCCGTGTTTCATTCGTGGTTGGCGGGGGTGTTGAACACCACGGATGACGTGATGGTAATCGTGCCCCGGCGGTTTATGAAGACCACGTGGGTGAAGATCAAGTTGCTGCAAAACATCCTACGCGATCCCTTCATTCGTCAGGCTCTATATTCGAGCACGGCCGATTTGGTGGAACAGGAATTGTTGTCGATCAAGCGCATGGCCTCAAGTCCGAGGTTGATGTCGCTGTTTGGCGAGGTATTGGTGGACCCTGGCCCCAAGGGGATGGGTTGGCAGATCAACCGGGGCAATCAGTTGACGATTTTCAGGGACCCGAAGTTGGGCACCCCTCCCCAGGAGGCGCAGATTGAAGCATTCGGAATCGGTGGAAACCCTGTGGGAAAACACTTCGACCTACACATATATGATGATATCGTTACCGATAAAAACTCTCAGACGATGGAACAACTTAACAAGACCCGAGAGTGGTACGGCTACATACAAGGTGTCCTGGAACCTGGTGGACAAGAGATATACATTGGAACTCCATACCACTACGAAGACCTCACCAACTTCATCCAGAAAGAAGAAATTTTCGACCACGTCTACAAGCGAAGTTACCAAGAAGCAGGCAGGATAATCTATTCCTATTACACCGAGGCCATGATCCGAAGGTTGAAGAAAAAATATACCCCCTATCAATTCTCCTGTCAGATGGAGTGCAACCCTCAGCCGATGGAGGATCAGCTCTTCCCTCCTCCGCAACCGACCTTTGATACCCTGCCTCCGGGGAAGTACAACTACTACATCGCCGTGGACCCGGCGGCCACCGTCACGGCCCAATCGGATGAAACGGCAATCGTGGTGGCAGCGGTCAACGAGATCTCCCACGTGTACGTGGTAGAGGCGCTGCATTTCAAGAAATCAGGCGATGAGATTGCCGAAATATTGCTTCGGTTGAACGAACGCTACAACCCGCGTAAGATTGGAATTGAGTTAGGCCTGCAAAGCCATCTGAAATCGGTCATAGAGCTTACCAAGTCCAATTGGGAAGCCATGCAGAGAAAACCCATCCATATGCCCATTGAACCCATCCCCATCGGACGCGATCGAAGCAAATATCAGAGGATCAATCTGACGGTAGGATCGTTTGTCCGCTCCAATCGTATGCACATCTCAAACAATCTCCTGGACTTGATGAAGCAAATGGGATTGTACAACAAGAATTACTCAGGTAAAGACGACCTGGTGGACGCACTTTCGATGTTGTTCTCAATTGTGGAGCAGTTCTCATTCCGCTATTGGCGCGATCCCCTAGGACTCGTAAAGAAGGGTTTCACCTACTTTGAAGACTTCTTCAAACCAAGGAAGAAGTACCTGTCCTACAATGAGAGGTTCAGCCAATGATTCGCTATTGCCGGCGTTGTCTTCTGCCCTCAACAAAACCGGATCTGTGGATTAACGAAGAGGGAATATGTTCGGCCTGCCTGAACTACGAGGCCCGAGAGAAGGTGGATTGGGCAGAACGTGAAAAGGAATTGAAAGCACAGTTGGAACTTCACAAAACAAAAGCGGACTACGACGTGATCGTTCCCGTCAGCGGCGGCAAGGACTCTCATTTCCAGACCATCAAAATGCTGGAGTACGGCATGAGACCTCTGTGCGTAAATGCCTCCACGGATGCTCTTTCTCCTATAGGACGAGCGAATATCGAGAATCTAAAACATCTGGGCGTGGATCTCATCGAAGTATCGACGAATCCCGTTCTGCGGAGACGGATCAATCGTCTTGCTTTGGAAAGGGTTGGAGATATATCGTGGCCCGAACATGTTTCTATCTTCACCATCCCTGTGCGAATCGCAACCCAGATGGGAATACCACTGATATGCTGGGGAGAAAATCCGCAGAATGAATATGGAGGACCGAAAGGTTCTGGAGGCTTTCAGTCTCTTGACAACCGATGGCTTCAGGAGTTCGGCGGACTTCTCGGACTGCGGGTTTCCGATCTGTTGGAGGAAGGGTTCACACCTAAAGACTTGATTCAGTACCGCTATCCTCCGAAAGAAAAACTGGAGCAGTTGGGACTGCATAGTTTCTTCCTAGGCGATTACCTGCCGTGGGACGGGAAGTCCAACGCACAAATCGCAGTCGATCACGGCTTTAGCCTTTACTCGTTCACCGTGGAAGGATCAGTGGTCAACTATGAAAACTTGGACAACTACCAAACGGGAATCCACGACTTTTTCAAGTTCCTGAAGTTCGGTTTCGGTCGGGCTACCGATATCGCCTCCATGCATATCAGGAGAGGTTACATTTCGCGTCCTGATGCGCTGGAGGTGGTCCGGACCCGAGATGGTGCATTCCCATGGACTTACTTGGGCAAACGCATAGAAGCTATCCTCGATCCGCTTCAAATGAGCGTGGCGGATTTCATAAAGGTGTGTGAGAAGTTCACGAATTGGACGCTGTTCAAAAATCGAGACGTCACACATCTGGAGAAATACGATAATGTTGGCTAAACGAATCATCCCCACGATTCTTTGTAAGGGCGCAAACGTCGTCAAAGGCAAGCAATTTTCGGCCGACCGCATTGTCGGAAACGTCATGCAGACCGTGGAAGTTTACAACCTGCGCTGGGTGGATGAACTGGTGGTTTTCGATGTAGAGGCTCGGGCACTCGGAAGATGTATTTCCCCCGATTTCGTCTCCGAGATAGCCTCGCGGAACTTCGTGCCCTTGACCGTGGGCGGGGGCATTCGCAGCGTAGGGCAGGCAAGACAATTGATCCAGAACGGCGCGGATAAAGTCAGTGTAGGATACAATTTTGGGAAGTCAAGCCTAGTATCGGAGATAGCCTCCGCGTTGGGGTCGCAGGCAATCGCGGCCTGTATCAACTATGTATCCCCTCGGGATGCACTCATGTTTGCCAAGAGCGCCCAGAAAGCAGGAGCAGGAGAAATAATTCTCCAGTGCATCGCCCGGGACGGAATGATGGAGGGATATGATCTTGAAACAGCCTTCTTTGTGGCTTCATCTGTTGACATTCCCGTTGTCTTATCAGGGGGCGCTGGTACTTACGAGCACCTATGGCAGGGCCTCCAACTCTGTGACGCGGTGGCTGCCGCCGCCATGTGGACATTTACAGATTCCACGCCCCAGGAAGCCAAGAAATATCTGAAAGACAAAGGAATAGAGGTGAGAATCGTATGAGCGAGGTATGGTCGGAAAGTTTCGGAGATGAATACACGGTCAGAAATGACCGAGATTTCCAACCCAGGCGGACGTTCTTTCTTCAACTGTTCGCCAAATACCGCATAGAAAGCATCCTGGAAATAGGATGCAATAACGGGATGAACCTCGACATCATATCCCAGACCATGACATCGGCTAAGAACGCATGGGGCTGCGACATCAATCAGAAGGCGTTGAACCTTCTTCACGTCCGGCATAAGGAAATCAACGCCGTGTGGGCCTCGGGATACGATACACCCTTCAAGGACGAATGCTTTCAGTGCGTAATGACCGCAGGAGTCCTGATTCATCAGCGACCGCAGGACGTGGAACGCATGATGCAGGAAATCATCCGTGTCTCAAACAAATACGTGCTGGCCATGGAATACTACGCCCCGATTTTCCAGGAAATCCCCTACCGGGGGAACGAGGGAGCGCTGTTCAAGGGTCCATACGGAGAAATCTATGAGAAGCGATACGGACTGAAGCTTTTGGAATCGGGATTTCTGAGCAAGCACCAGGGTTTTGATGACGTTACGTTTTGGATGCTGAGAAAATAATGATCAGACCGTATCCATTCGTAGTTGCGATCATTCAGGCCCGTATGGGATCTCACCGGTTTCCCGGGAAGATGATGGCCGATCTTGGCGGACGGCCGCTCATCAACTGGTCCATCGAACGATTGAAGATGTGCAAACGGGTCCATGAAATAGTGGTGGCAAGTCCAAATAAAGAACTCGTGGAGGCCGCCTACGACGCCGGAGTGCTTGGATTCCACGATACGGGAGACGAAAATAACGTTCTTGGACGGTATTTGCGCTGTTCCAACTGGTGTTCGGCTGATGTGGTGGTGAGAATAACAGGAGATTGCCCCTTCATCGACCCTGAGATAGCGGATAATGTCGTAAAAGGCTTTCTGGAAAATCATGTCGACATTTCCACTAACGTTTTGCACCGGACTTTTCCGAGAGGATTCGATTCCGAGGTTTTACATATTAACGTCCTGAAACGCATATTCCACCTTACCCAGGACCGCGGATACAGGGAGCATGTAACATTATTCGCCTACGAGCATCCCGAATTATTCGTCTTTCATAGCATATTGGATTCCGAGGATAATTCACGATTTAACGTCTCAGTAGATACCCCTGCCGATCTTGACAAATTGAATATTTTGGTGGCCTCCTTGAAGAAGGATATCTCCTGCACTTGGCGGGAGATAACGGAGGCACTGAAGAATGGCGAATTGGATCGCAGGGGCCATCCAGCATAAAGGTGCATTGCACCGAGACCTCAAAGTACCGCAAGGGGAAAAAATCCCCGTCTCAAAGATCCAGGAAGCAGCCAAGGGCATTGGCAAAACAGCCCAACGCGCCAGACTCGCCTTGACCCTGAGACATTTGAATGGCCGATAACATCTATTCCCTCCTTCTGTCGATGGGCGCTCCCGCCGAGACAATCCAAAGGCTTATGAACCAGATCCGTTCGGGTCAGTCCTCCCTTTTCGAGAACCGTGCAGTTGGTTTTAGGGGCAACTTGGCTTCTCGTCCTCCTCTTTCTCAACCGCAGAGGGGTTTACCTCCTTCCCCTCATGGATTGCGTTGATGCCATACTTCGATGTGTTCTGTGAGTCCCACGGGAACCAGGAAGTACAGGCCAAAGATTCCTCCCAGCTAAGTTGCCCCGTTGTTGGTTGCAGACGTGAAGTCAAACGAATGTGGAGCGCTCCCCCAACCCATCGGATGGAGTTTAGGTCCGGTTTCGACATGGGGGCCGGAGAGTATTTCAATTCCAGACGTGATCGGGAAAACTGGATCGCTGCCAGTGATTCAAAAAGGATGAGGGACTGATGGCGTTGAAAGACACTCTGAAGGAAATATTCAACAAATCCGAAAAAAACGATCCCTTCGATTACAAAAAATTGAAAGCCGTCGTAGACAAGATATACTCAAGCCCCGAAAACCAGAAGATCCGAGAAACGCAGGACCGCTTTATGAAGCGGTTCAAGGGCGAGTGGTGGGACAAAAGCAAACTGAAAGACACCGACTCCACGGTGCAGGCCAACCTTTTTTTCTCAACGGTGATGACCATCGCGCCCCTGATTACGGATAACCGGCCGATCTGGGGCGTGAGGGCACGCAAACCTTACCTCCAGAATTACATGGAAGGATTTTCCCTCGCCCTTGAATATCTCTGGGATAAACTAGATCTGGATAGCAAGTCTTTCTTGTGGATTTTGGATGCTCTAATTATGAAGATCGGGATTCTCAAATGCTACTACGATCCTTCGGCCGAGTTCGGCGGGGAAATCGAAATAGGACTTGTGGACCCCCGTACCTTCTTTTGCGCCCCAGGATATGACGACCTATGGAAGGCTCCGTTGATGGGAACAAAAACTCCCATGCCCCTCTCATGGATTAGAATGCACTATCCCCAGACGGGCAAAGAGGTGAAACCGGATTCCAAGGATGAAAGTTTCACGGGCAACGAGCAAATGTGGGAGTTGGATACGAAGTTCGCAACCGTCTACGAGGTCTGGATGAAGGACTCGGAGATGGAAGAATATTTCCTGAAGGAAGAGGGCCAGACAGACAACAAAGATCCCAAGGGGACCAAGGCGAACCGCCCCAAATATCCATTCGGCAGAATAGTTACTTTCACTTCCGATGCGCTTTTGGATGACAAATCTTCGATCTACCGGCACGGCAAACCGATGTATGTGGCGCTATACGACTACCAAACACCCCATGAACTTGTGGGAATGGGCGAGGGAGATCAGATCGAGGAGATGAACAAATCCTTTAACCGCAACCTTCAACTGATCGACGCATGGACCCGTGACTATCTGGACGGCCCGTGGCTGGTTGACACAAACGCCAACCTGGATTTCGAGCACGTCAAGGATGAGCTTATGGCGGGCCACTCGGCGTTTGAAGTCAACATGAGCGTCAATCCCGAGCCGATCAAGAAAGTCCGGGGCGCTCCCTTGGATCAATCGGTTCCCATGTACATGTCCATGCTCCAGAAGCTTCACGAGGAGATCACCGGGGTCACCGATGTGACCAAGGGGATGGTTGCCAAGAGCCAACGGCAAAGCGCAACCGAGATTTCCACGCTTGCCGAATCCGCTTACACAAGAACGCGCCAAAGGGTCAGGAACTATGAGTGGTCGGTGAAACGACTGTTGTATCTACAACTTTCCATGATGCAACAGTTCTACACTGAGGGGCGCGACTTTTCCCTCACCTCCGACAATACCGTGAACTACTACACCGTGGGAAGCTCCAACGCGCAGGCTCAACAGTCAATCGGCAACATTGGCCCCGAGGGACCGAAACCAACCGGCGATGAAGAGGCGGACAAGCGCATACAAGCCGATTATGAGAAGTTCATATCGGAGTGGGGAACCGAAGATCCCATTTATGCCGACTTCGATCTTGAAGTGCAGACCAACTCTTCCCTTCCCATGGACAAACAATCCCTTGCCAACCTGTACTTGAGACTCCTGGAGATGGCCGGGGGAAATCCCGTGACTGGGATGCCGATGTGGGAGGCCGTCCTTCAGGCCCTTCGAATCCCCCGGTACAAAGAGATCATCGGGAAGATGGACGAACTTTTCAAAGCACAAACGCAAGGCCCGCCGCAGCAACAGCCGGAAATCCAGGGTCCTCCCGGGATGATGAGTGTGCTTCAGCGGGCAGGAGGACAGTAGATGAGTGACATGATGCAATCCCCTCCTGGGATGCCTCAACAACGTCCGGGTGGAGGAATGCCTTCTCCTGTAATGAAGAACCTTTCTCCAATGAACCCAGCCGATCTCTCCCTCATGGCCGCCTCGGGAAACTTCTTACCGAATACCACGATCAGGGAAGCATTTTCCAAAGTCGGGATCGACGTGGACGGTCCCCTGAGCCAGTTGACCGACTACATGCAGAAGATGAAACAGAATGCGAATCCGATTGACAAGGTTCGCAATATTGCCGCTGATACTGCGTTGCAGAGAGGCGGCCAGCCCCAACAAATGCCCGGCGTCAAGCCCATGGTTACACCCCCTGGACAACCAGCGCCCGCCGGCATGGAGGGGTTAATCAACAGACTGGGAGGATAAGACATGCCGGATGAGAAAATCGCCCCCCTGCCGGGACAAGGCGTAAATACTGCGGAGGCGGCCGCGCAAGCACAAGCCGCTGGTACGGAGCCGGAAGCCCCGTTCTTTGAATATCAGCTTCCGACCGGCGAGAAGGAGACCTACAGGACTCGGGATTCTCTGACCCAGGCGCACCGGGATTCTTACCTGAGACGGGCGGACTACACCCGAAAAACCCAGGAAGTGGCCGAGATGCGAAAGGCCATTGAGGAAGAGAAAAAGAAGTTTGCCGAAGAGCAGAAGGCTTTTCTGCAAGCCAAGCAGCGCTATGACGGGTACGACCAGAAACTCAAGGAACGGCCGGACCTCCAAAGACGACTGGAAGAGGCTTTTTCCCAACCCATGGAACCGGCGGCGGCATTCGAGAAAGCGCAGGGTTACGTCGATGAGAAAACCCAGACCCTTCTTGAACGGCTGGACGCACTGGAGAAACAGAACCAGGAAGCGACTACCAAGCATGAAATTGATGAGGCGTTCTCTGAACTGAAGGGTAAATACCCCGATGTCGATGAGACGGCTATCATGGAAACCTTGGAAGCCATCGCGGATGGAAAGATCGCCCCGATGATCGAGCAGTTATACTGGGCACACAAGGGACGAATGACCCCCGCGGCGATGGAGCAGAAGATCGTGGATGGTCTCAAAAAGAAAGAAGGGGCAGCCCTTGTGCCCCCGTCGCCCTCGGGCAAGGGCGTTCCTCCTAAGTTTAAGAGCACGAAAGATGCCAGAGAAGCAGCCTTCGAGGAGGCGGGCATATCTGGCTAGGGAGGCCATAAATGGCACTCGGCGTTGATGAGGCAAATACTGTATCCAGTCGATACTTCGACCAGACCATCACGTCACAGGTCTACGAGGAATCGGCCTACTACAGCAAACTGAAAATTGACGGAAAAGTCACGTGGAACGGCGGAACGCAGATCCAGTGGCCGATCCGTTATGTGGAACTGGGGACCACGAAAGCTACCGGAGCACGAGCGCAGCTTGTGTATTCCCAGAAGGAAACCCGCACCTCGGCGGTCCTCGACTATGCCTTTTACTACGGGCATGGGATGATCTCCTGGGATGAGCGGGTCAAGAACACGGGCAAGGCGCAGATCATCGATCTTTTGAAGGACAAGACGGACGAGGTGAACCAGGACATCTACGAGAAGTTCGCCGATGACCTGTTTGCTACCACGCAGGGCGCGGATACGATCCAGTCCCTTGTGACAATCATCTCCGCGGGGACGTTCGCGGGGATTACTACGACCGACGCTCCGTTGTGGACCTCCAACGTAGTGGACTCCACGACCACGCAGCTCACGCTGTACGGAGCAAGCACCTCGCTTGCTCACTCGATCAACCTCTGCACCTTCGGGAAAAATCACCCTACGATCATCGTTACCTCGCGTGACCTGTTCAACAAGGCGGAATCCCTGATCGAGCCGCAGATGCGCTATCAGGATACCAAGATGGGAGACATCGGCTTCACCACGGTGAAGTTCCATGGAATCCCCATCGTGGGCGATGCCAAGTGTCCTGCGAAGTATATGTTCCTGATCGACACCAACCAGTTCGAACTCCGTTACCATCCGGACTTCAACTTCAAGGTGACTCCATGGACGGAACTGTTGCAGGCGGGATATCCCAACGCGATGGTCAAAGTAGTGAGTTGGGCGGGTAATCATCTCTGCCGTATGCGCCAGACCTCGGGTGTGTATAGCGCACTCGACTATACCAAGTAAAGGAGATCGAAATGCCGTTCGGTGATTATGGTACTTACAAGACTCGTCCGTTGATCCAGCGTCAGGACACGGACAACAAGATCTTCATGTGGGCGCGGGCGCTCTCAGGGGCAACATACAAGAGTTACTACATTCTTGCTCCCACCGCAGGCACAACGGTAATGGGCACGAGCGGTACGGGATGCGGGTATGTGGCAACCGCGGCGTTCGCCACGGGAAAAGCCTCGGCCACGGCCGCCGCAGGGGTGGGTTCGTATTTCGTAGGATTCTCCAACGAGACCCTTGCTTCGGGAAACGACGGATGGTTCCAGGTCGGAGGCCCCTTGGTCTCGGCCACCCTTGGAACGCAGTCGGCTACCACGGGCAATATGTATTGCTGGGCTTCGGCAACCGTTAGCAACTTCACCGCTAGCCCTGACCTGGCATGGGTGAATTGTTTCGGGATCGCCATGACCTCCAATACCGGCGGGCTTCCCGCAGGGGCCACCGCTGCTACGTTTACCAGCCATGACATCTACCTCCTGAACAAACCGGTCTGCGGGATCGGATAAGGAGGGGATATGGCGGTAACGTATACACCGGATGCCAGATTCAATAAGAACTACGAGTTTGCATCGTTCCAGGCTAGGGGTGGAGGGTTTGTAGCCGGCATTCTTGCGGTTACCTTCAGCGGCACGGGTGGTATGACGGTAACAGGGTTGGGTTTCTCAACCCCGTTCTATGTCTACGCCTCCCCCGCAAGCGGGTATATCTTCGAATGGAAGGCGACGACCAGCCAGTTGAAAGGATACACCACCGTGGTCACTACCACGGCGCTGGCCTCGGTGTTGATCGAGGCGGCAAGTGATACCGATCTGACAACCCTTGCCGATGGGGGGGTTCGGTTCTTCGCGTTCGGGTGGGGTTAAAATGGGAGTCTGGCAGCAACTTCCTGCTCGGGCAAGAGTAAAGATCGATGGAGCGGCCTCGGCCACGGCGTTTTCCGCTGTGTCCGGGGCCTGTTGGGTTCTCCAAGCCTTCGCGCTGGGATGGTCGAATGCGGTCAATAGCTGCACGATCTCCCTGTATGAGATAGATACGACAAACTCCGCCCCGTTCTTCGTCATGCAGACATCGACCACTAACGGGGCGTTGTCGATCTTCCTTGGAGAACATGGAATACAAGCCTCTTCATCGTACTCCTCGCGGATGGTATTCAACACGGGCGCTACGGGTACGTGGAGCGGATTGTTCAGCGGATATTACACCGGAGTTTGACCTGGGGGGACCTGAATGCCATTTGCGAGTCGGGCTCAAGCAAGAGCCGCCTTCGGAGGGTACCTTGGCGAAGAGATGAAACGCAAGGCTCTGGAGTGGGCGCATGAGACTTCCAACATGAAGCGCCTGCCCGAGCACGTAAAGAAAGCCTCGAAGACGGCCCAGCGGATACTGAAACATAGGAGGCGCGAATGACACTTGGATCGCAGACCTCATTCGCCGAACGTATTTCCCGCTCGGCCGGGGCCAACACTATTTCGACTACCTCCGATGCCACTAAGCAGTACATCAATGAAGGAGTGCGGGAGTTTGCGACGAAAGTGCACGGGATCGCCACTTCTTCATTTCTGACGCTGGCACCCCAGATCGACATCGATACCAGTTTTGCGGCCCGCTACAGGATCACGGGGGGGAACTCGGCCCTGACTTCCACGGACGTAGTCCTTGTTTCCTCCACGCTTAACAACGCAACGCCGACCACGGTGGCAGCCCATGTAGCTTCCAACTTGAATGCGGCTCTTGCGGGCGTAGGGGCCAGTGCGTGCATCACCATGGCGTGGTCGGCTTCAACCTGGACGTATTCTTTATGCGCTCCCGGGGCCACGCAGATCGTCATCGACTCTCCCGATGATATCCGCTGGGCAGACGGAACGGATCTGGTGTTCGGCGGACAAATTACCAAGGCCAGCGCAACACTCACCTCGGGTATCCCCCAGGACTGCACGGTGGAGACTTCCCTTCCTACGGGATTCTTGGAGATGGATTTCGTCTACTACAACACGCAAAGAATCTATGCCGCCCCGTTCGACGTCTTCCTTCGTCCCAAGGCCTGGGGAACCCCGCAGTACTACGGGGTGAAGAACAAGAAGATTCGCCTTTACCCCTCCCCCGACAACCAGGACTACTTCAAGATCGAATACTCCTGCCTGCCGGCGGACCTCGGGGTGGACGGAAGCTCCGATAGCGTCTCCTGCCCCCTTCCCGAAGAGACGCACATGGCACCCGTGTACTACGCCGCCGCCTGCCTCCTGGAGGAGTCTCACGAGTTTGACAAGGCCAGTTATTTCCAAGGGAAGTTTTTCCGGATGGCAAACGACTACAAGATGAGAGAGCATAACAATAACACAACCTTGCTCCCGGCGCAGAATCCCTACGTCCTGCCAAAGGTGGTAATATGATGCTCCTTTCAGTTGTATACGAGTAGTCGATGAGCGTCTTTGACTTTAACGACTTCCGGGGCGGGTACATGACCGATGTTCCCACCGACTTGATGAAGGACAACGAACTCCTCCAGGCCGACAACTGCTACTGGCGTAATGGTTTGAAGCAGAGACTCGGCAAAGCATCGGTGGTCTCATTGACGGGAAGCGCGATCCGGGGCGGCATCCGGACTAAGGTTGCCGGTAACTGGTATACTTTTCTCGGCGTAGATACCACAGCGGCCGGGGCTGTTGAACTTAAGTACGGGACGGCAACGGCCTTCACCACCCTGACCATGCCCTCGGGGACCGCCTATACTTTGCAGACGGGCTACGATGTGCAGTTCGCCGTCCTCGATGAGCGGGTGGTGGCGGTCAACGGCTACGATAAGCCCACGGTGATATGGAACTCTGCCACGACGGCTTTCCAAACCGAAACGCTAGAACGGTACGACTTGCGTACCATGGCCTCAGCGGACTGGAACGCAGGCCAGTATTACCCCTCTCTCAGCGCCACCATGTACATGACCGATACCTCGGATGCGCAGAGTGCCGCTTCCCAGGATTTCGCTTTCGCCACCTACTCGGTGACAAGCGGATTCTGGGTTGCCTGCGCTCATACATTCAACAAGGTCACACTTTACGATGCCAAGGCGAACGCCACGGGCTCCATGACTTTCGAATATTACGGCCGGGCTTCCAGCGGAGCGGCCACGGGGTGGACCTCATTCACGCCGATCAATACTCCGACGTGGACCGCCGCCGAAAATAAAGAAATCGAGATGAACTTTCCCATTGACGCGAACACGAACGAACTTCTCATGGAGAAAGTAGCTTCGCTTAATTCCTCCATCGGCGGCGTCTTTGCCATGCGGTTCACGAACGCCAACACCATTGACTCCACCACGGCATGGGCGTGCGCCAACATCAAACTCGAACACTCCCAGTACCTCACGCAGATTCTCTTGAACGACCGGCCCGATACCGTGGCTACCCACAAAAGCCATTTGATCCTCGGGGCCGGTAACTGGATGCATATCTCCCCCTATTCGACGGTGAAAGGATGGCGAGAAGCCGATAAGGAGTATTTCTCCGAGGGGGGCCTGGTGCAACAGATGGTACCCCAGCTCGACTATCTCGCCATCCTCCTTGATAACGCCATCTACGGATTGTACGGAAACTCCTGGCAGAATTGGTCTACCAAGCTCCTTGTCTCCAGGGGAACTATCGGCAAACGAACAGCCGCCGTGGTCAACGAGGAAGTGTATTTCGTCTCCCGGGATGGCATCTACGGGTGGAATGGAAGCCGGCTCCTGAAACTTTCCAAGCATATCAAGAGCGACATCGACTCCTATACGAAAACCAACGCCGCCGCGGCCCAGATCAACGGAGAATACTGGGTCTCGTTCCCCAGCAACGCAATAACCGAAACTTTCGACCCCGACACCCTTCGGATTGACGACGTAGGCGACGGGCGGGTGAGCTTCTACAAGTTCACCGGTTATCAGGTAGATCAGTTCATCCCCTACACCGGAGCCCTTGATACCGGGGCGCTCATGGCCATCGTCAACACCGGTTCCCAGGCCCGGCTGGATCAACTGGAAACGGCCAACTATGATAAGATCAGCGCTTCGGCCACGATCCCCTACGTCTTTCGGACCCGTGATATCCCCTTCGAGAAATCACAACAGGCCAAGGTTTTCCGTCGCCTGAAAATCCAGGCCGCGCAGGCCACGGCCACGGCAGGGGCAGGCTATAGACTCGTTCATCATGCTTTCAGAAGCGACGGGGCGGCCACCTATTCCGCGAGCTTTGCCGTCTCCGTAGGTTCTGATATCTACACCACGTATCTCGGGATACCGCCGGGAATCGAAGGATATACCTATGGGCTTTCCGTATCGCACGACACGCAGTACGACGCCAATTTCTTCGGGTTCTCCGTGGATGTAGAAAAGAGGAGTTACTAAAGATGGCTTACGAAGTTCCAAATTGGGGAGGGTTGGCCTCTTTCACAGAATGGTGGAAATCCAACGCCGCGGGTCTGGCCTCTCAACAGGGAGCCTACTACAAGACGAAGTATATTGACCCCCTCAATAAACTGCTGGGATATAATGAAGGCACGGGCCAGTGGGGAACTTCTCCGTGGTCGAAGTACGGATGGGGGGATACCACAGATCCCAACTCATACGCCAGCAAGTACGCCGGATACCAAAGCGGGATGGATGCGTTGCTTGCGCGTCTCGGGGCGGGGCCGCAGGCCTCTGACATGCAGGATGCGGCCGCGCAGGTGGCGCAGTCCTATGGCTATTCTCCTGCTTCGTGGGCAATCATTCAGCAAAACATGGAAGCCCGGTTGAATGCTTCAAATGTCATGGGGACGGCTTCCGATCTGGCTTTGGCCCAACAACAGTCTCCGTTCGGTCAGGAACAGGCAAGGGCGAATGAAGTAGCTCTACGGCAAGCGGAAGCGGCGGTCGGGAAACAATTGGAGGCCATTTTCGGAGAACGCGGAGGACTGGCGGGCTTCCAGGCCGCCTATGATCTGACAAGTCAATTGCAGAACACCTATCTCCAGCAGGTGACTCAACAGAACCTTGCGATGCTCGACCGCTCCATGGCGGCAGTTAACGGAGAGAACCAATATTACCAGGAATTAGTTAACAAGGGAGCCATCCAGGCGCAGGATTATCTGCGGTTCCGATGGGATGCGTTTCAGACCAGTTATGCGGATTACGCGATGTCCATGGACCAGGTTTTGAAGCAGTACACCACGGTCAATGCCACGGAATCGGAAAACCTTAAAAACCAGATCAATTCCATCACTAACGCCATGGCGCAGGAGATGGGGTTGAGCGACTGGACGCTGCAAAATGTCCAGGGATGGTACAACTTCTGGTCTCAGCTAATGCAGGACTACGATGCGGCGGCAGGAACACAGATCCCCCCGCAGAGCAACCGAGCGGATCTGGGCCCTCCGGAACCTGAGAGAACGGAGAGAACGGGCGGGGGTAGAGAACGAGATCGCGGAGGCGGGGGAAACACCTATGGCGACCTCCGAGGCGGGGGCGGCCCCTTGTAGGAGGACAATATGCAGTCATATCCAAATGAGTCTATAAAAGAGTACTTGGATGCCAAGAAAGCCCGGTCCGAACAGGGCCTTGGAATGCTGTTCAGGATTCTGGGCGGAGGGGCCATCGGTCTGTTGACCGGCGGCCCGCTCGGGGCGATTGCCGGAGCCGGCTCGGGGCTTTTGGGCTCAATGGGCGTACAGGCTCCTGCAAAAGACATCCAGTCAGCCATGGACAAGTTTCTCCAGTGGAAGCAGGGCTATCAGTCGCCCCAGACCCTCATGGGGGGCCATAGAGCAAGTTCTTATGGAGACCCTGGAGCATGGGGTCGTTCAACGTGGGAGTAGAGAATGAGTAGCATCGCCGATTACCTTTTCAAGAAGGAAGAGGTCAAGCGCCAGAAGCAGCAGGACTTCTTCAACAACATCCTGAATGCCGTCAAGACGGGCACCGATGTGTGGACAGCGCTCCAAGAATCGGGAAAGTACAATCCCGGCTCCTCATACATGAAGGCTCAGGAACTCATATCCAAGACCTGGCCCGAGGAGAACGCGGCATTCCAAGCGGCTCAAGAGAAGGGACTCTATGATTACAAGCGGCAGAATCCCGAGAAACCCGCTCAACAGGTAGCAAATGAATGGTTGATGAGCGAGCCGGGTCAGGCTTTTCTTAAAATGGGATACACACGGGAAGATGCTGTACGCGCGGCGGAACAAGCTAATGCTATGGCAAGGATTGATGCTTCCCAAGGCGGCAAGGGGATGCAGGACAGCACGTGGGAAGCCTATAAACAGGGACTTGGCGGAGCCCAAGATGCATTCCTGATGCGGGATGAAATGGGGAATTCCGTATGGAAACCGGGCGTGAATAAGGAACAGGTCAGACAATTTCTCTACAGGTTTGTTGCCATGGCCGATTCCAGAGATCAGGATAAGCTGAGGCAGTTGTTTGACGCCTGGGTGGATTTTCCCACGATGTCGGGGCCGCCCACAACCTTGGGTGCGAAGACTCCTGCTATCGATTTGGGGCCAATTATGAAAACGATTCAGGAAATTTTGGCTGCTTCCAGGAATGCAAATCCAAATATCGACCTGACTCCGCCACCGAACAAACAGAATCCGACCATGGGAGAGCCCCCCGCTACGATATGGCCCTTCGGAAGCATGGGTTTGACCGGGGCAGGGCAACCGTATGGTACAGCTTCCAATCTTGCAGCACGTGAACAGGATAAAATGGAGAATGCTGCTGCCGACCAACTTGCTAACCTTAAAAATCGCGGGATAACTCAGGAAGAACGATCGGTGATCGAATGGGCGATTCCGGAATTGAGAAAACCTGGGCCGAGCGAGCAGTGGGAGAAAATTGCCGCGATTGTCAAAGCTCTCTCAGCAAAGTATAAGGCTCTCGGCGCACCTACGGAGGTCCCGAAAGGTAGCGGATTATATTGAACCTGAGTCCCTTGCGTTCCACCCTTTCCCGGTTCTCCTCTCCACTTTCCCGGCAAGCACGCGGGGGGCTTGATCCCTCTGTTCTTCCCTATGTTCCCAAGGTCATACAGGAGGAACAACAGAAAGCGCGCGGCCTCCAGCCGCTTCAACTTGTACTAGACGTTCTCCAGCGGGGCCAGTATCTAACGGCGAACATGGCCGATGAAATCCAACAATCCCTCCAGAACGGAACTCCGCTTACGGAGGCCACGGCCAATGTCTTGAAGGCCGCATTCCAGGGGATCAGCGGCAAACGCAAGGGAGATTGGGAGACCCTTCTTTTCGGAGGGAACATCGAAGGCGGGGGAGAGCGGCCCGGGTGGTTGCCGCAAAGCTTGAAGGCGGGAGCCAACGAACCTCTTATTCGCTGGGGACAGGAAGGAAGCACAGGACTTGCTGAGGGGATTTTGCGGCCCCGAAAACTCGTGGGGCTGGCGGCAAATATCGCACTGGACCCTACTACCTATCTCACCTTTGGAGCCTCGAAGCTTGCCACCGCGACAGCGGGTAAATACGCCGAAGATGTTTTGAAACTCACTGTAGCTACCATGGGGCCGGAGGACTTTGCCAAACTTGGTCTCAATTTTTCGCAAAAGGTGGGCAAGAACGTCGAAAATGTACTCAAAGCGGTCGGAAGCAACGACGTAGCCAGACGCTACTTCGCCGACGTGTACAATAAGGCATACCAGAACGCGCTCAGAAACCCGGCAGAGAAAGTCGTGCAGGACATCGCCCCCCAACTGGAAGTCGCCGGGCAGAGGGCAGCGGAAACGCCGGGTCTTGCCAACCTGATTGAGAAAATGAAGCCAGCCGAGTATGCGGGAGCAGGCGAACGGTCCATGGGTTTCCTCGGGAAGCAGTTTGCAACGGGCGTCCGCCAACCGTGGTTGCCTTCCCGGGCGTGGGACACGATCAAAGCTCACCTGGACACCACGGCTCCGGGCCGGGGGAAACTCGCCGATGCCTGGTATGCGATAATGAACACCGGCCCCATCGGAGGCATCAAGCAAGCCTTCGGGATCAGGAACCCCTACGAGCAAATGCTTCACCTGAAAGCCCACCGGATATCGGAGCTTGGCATTCATACCATCGCGGAGCAGGAAACGCAGATGGCACACCAGGTGCTTTCCAAATACGACCAGCAGACCGTCGATGCTGCCAGGAATGCTACGATCAAAGCCGAAGCGGATGCGGCGGCAGCCGGGCTGTATAAACCTGATTTCGCTGGGGATGTGGCGCCTTTCCAGGTTACGAACAAACTCGATACCCCTATTTTCCAGCAATACCTTGGGCTTAAACCCGAACAAGTGGGAAAGGTCAAGGAACTGTTGGGGGATATCGAACGCATAAAGAGCCGCTGGCGCAATGAGGAAAACGCGATAGTCCAGAAGGTGGGGATGCCCGAGAACGCGGTATCGGATCGAATCAATTACTTTCCGCAGGGCGGCGTCGGCTCTGGCGAGATGGGCGGGAATGTCGTCTCCGCTGTCAGGCCCGGTGGGGGTACGGGAATTGCCAAGCACAAGCACATAACGGTTGAACAGCGTGTCCAGAATAATGCCGAGATGTTGAAGTTCCTGATGGGAGATCAATTGAAGGCGGCCTGGACAAAAGCCGGCGAACTTCAGCCCTACGATGAGTTTGTGCGGCAGTTTGTCATAGACCACAATCTCGCCGATACCTCCTTGGACCTGGCCGAGGCGTATAAGCTGCGGGCTATCGCACACGCCAAGTTCATGGCGAAGTACAACCTCATAGACGAGTTTCGTCAGTTCGGCGTACCGATTCAGGATGCCATTCAAGCCGTCCCCGGCCTTCAGGGTGCTTTGGTTACCTACGGGCAGGGGACCTCCAAGATCGGGCTGTACAAGGTGAACGCACCCGGCTTCGAGCAATATCTTTTCGATGCTCCCACCGCGCAGGCTATAACCAACGTCTCTATCCCGCTCTCTTCAGATCAGGGCACCCGAACCCTGGCCCGGGCATTCAACTACTTCACCACGATGTGGAAGGGCTTTGTCACGATGACCCCCGGCTTCCATATCCGAAACTGGATACAGAATAACCTTACAGGGTTCATCAAGTTCGGCCCCCGCTGGTTCGATCTTCGCCAGACTTTTGGTCCCGTGGCCGCAGGAGTCGCTTACGCCCTTCACCCCGAGAAGTACGCCGATCTTCTAAAAGGATCGTTGAAGGTAAGCGACGGATGGATCGCTCAGCAACTCAATAAGCGCGTCGGGGATTTCTCGGTCAAAGAACTTGCCGACTGGGCCAGGCAGGCGGGAACCATCGGGAGTCGCACTCAGATAGCCGAAGAGGGAATAGGGATCGGTACCAAGGTCAACCCCTTCTCGAAGGGATTTGTCGGATTCCGCTACTCCAAGGAAGTCGGGGATGTGGTGGAAAACTCCGCCAAGTTCCAGTCCTTCCTCATGGACTACATGGACATCGCTCGCAGCGCTCGGCCAGAGGAGGATCTTGCAAGTCGCCTTGCTTCTCAGAAACAATTCCTGGAGTACGCCGATGGGGAAACCAAAAAGTGGTTCCTCGAATATTCCGACCTCACCCCCTTCGAGCAGAAGGTGATGAGGAAGATCATCCCATTCTATGCCTGGTTGAGGAAGAACGCAGCCAACCAGCTTTCCGGTCTCGTTCTCTATCCTGAGACATACTCGGTAATTCCGAAGGTTCGGGGTGCGCTTACGAATGATGAGGATTTCAACTATTCCCTCATGCCCGACTACATGAAGAACATGGGCTACTATCCCGTGGGCAAGACGGCGGCGGGGACGAACATCATGCGGTGGGCGAATATTGCGCTGGAAGACTTGAACAAGATTCCCGTGCTGTTCAACGAGGGGCGCTTGACGGGGGCTACGTTCACGGGCGATGAGATGCTTTCGGATATCATGGCCAACGCGCACCCGCTGATAAAGACGTTTGTGGAAATGGTGGCGGGAAAGGACTTGTACCACAAGAGAGACATCCGGCCGTTCGAGCGGGCCGCTCCCGTTTTCCAGTATTTGAACAACGCCCCTGGGGTGATCCAGTTTCTGGATGGAGCGATGCGCACGGCGGGTTTCGAGAACGGTATCCGAATCCAAGTGCATCGAGACGGCAAGCAGATAGAGATGGACGGCAAGGTCCAGCGGGTGCTGGATACCAACCTGCCAGCCCTCCGCACGCTGGACATGATGATATCCACGCCGGAGGTGCTGGCCGAGCAGATCGCCCCATCCGTTCAGACGTGGATCGAGCGGGTATTTGGAAAGACCGATTACTACACGGGGCTACAGGAATTGTTCCAGGTAATAAGCAGGGTAGGAGGGATGAAGTTTGCCGAGGTATCGCAAGAGGAGCAAGCGAAACTCAAGGAAGCGCAGATGAAGGGAAGGCTTTCGCAATTGAAAGCGCAGGCGGAAAAAGACCAACTGGCCAACGAGGCCCGCTACTTGAGGTCGAGAAAGACTTCGGAATCCCGCAACAAGCGGCTGTTCGGTCAGTATACGAGGGGGCGGTAGTATGGCGCGAGACTTTGCACAAATTGAAGCGGCGGCCAAGGCTTCCGCAGACGCCGTGGCGCAGGCCAATACACTGGCCCTGCCGCCGGGCTACATCAACGGCTTCGGGGTTACGCTGAAGAAAGACTATACCGTGACGGTCAGCGGCGGGGCGGCCAACGTCAGAGGCAAGCAGGTAAAGCTGGAAGATGCGCACTTGCTGACTTTGCAGGATTGGGTTGCCCCCCGCATGGATACGCCCCAGCACTACTACATCTACCTCTCGCTGGAAGGAAACATCTACGTCGATATCGTGAAGCCGGTCTTCAACGACTTCTACGGCTACTACGAGCAGCCCGATTACGGCTGGCGCGTGTTGGGAAAGTTGTTTGTGAAATCCAACAATATCATCTACGCGATCAAAGACGTGGAGCGCTCTGGCAGGACGGTGACCGTAGGTGCCTCCGATTACGTCGGATATGCGGACTACTATTGCGACGGTACAGCCGATCAAGTCCTAATTAACATGGCGATCCAATATGTTTCGAGCGCTTATGGTGGAGGAACAGTTCTGCTTTCAGAGGGCAATTTCAACATTGCTTGTGATGCGAGTACCGGGATTGCCATTTCCATGCTTTCTAACGTAGTTCTTCGAGGAGCGGGAAATGGTACCAATCTTCATATAGATACAGATAGTGCAACCAATGCTTTCGGTATATATGCAAGTGGGATTAGCAACATTAATATATCGTTTTTCCAGATTGCATCTGTTAACGGCGCAACCAGCTATGGTATATATGCAGCGAACATAAGCAATGTAGTAATAACCGCAATAAGAAGTTCATGCGCATTACGGTCACATATAACGCTAAGCGGGACGGGAAATGGCGCAATTACGGACTGTGTCATTGATTGTTCCTCGGTAGTGGGAGGGCTAACGGATGGCATTATCTGTGCAGTTCCAAGGGCACTCATAACAGGGAACCAAATACGGTCGCTTAGGGGTTCAATGGCCGAAGGTATATACGTTTTTGGAGATGGAGCTATAGTAAGTGATAATCTTATCTATGACTTATCGGGTTCTCTCGCAGCCGGATACAATTCTGGCATCCGCGTAACTTCAAACTACGCCTCTATTACGGGAAACAGAATTGAAAAAGTCAAAAACAGTGGTACGGCGACTAATGCTGGAGGTATATCCGTGGCCGCTGTAAACAACAATGCTTTGGATCATAACTATTGCTACAACAACGGCCTTGACACTGGTATCGCCAACACTAACGGCAATAACTTCTCCGACGCTGGCACCGACACACAGACGTACTCCAACTCCTGGCAGTCCCCCGTCTCCGGCGAGCCGAGCCTCGGGACGGCGCATAAACATCATGCGGCTCTTGTAGCGGCGGGTTCCATAAATGCTGGTAATACCGTTGATGTTAATGCAAATACCTTGGCGGGGATTCCCATAGGATCGAAGGCGATCAATATACGCGGATATTGTGTTGTGTCTTTGGCGGACGGTTATCCGACACTGGAGGATTCGTCCAGCAATATCAATATCTATGGAGTTGAAGTTTACGCAAATGGAAAGGTTTCCGTTTTTAATGGTCTGGTGATTTTCGCTCCCGGAGACTACTTTTTGAGAATTCGTGCCAACGTCGGAAACATTACCGCCCTTAATATATGGACTACAGCTTACTATATTTGACCGGGGGACCATGATGGAAACGAGATGTGGCGGTCCGGCAACCATGGAGGAGAGTGGCGAATGACGGACGGCATCCTGGTAGGCATCGGAGGCACGGTCGGGGCGATCATCGTCGTGGGCCTCGCCTCGCTTGTAGCCCGGCAGTGGAGAAGCCCCAAGCGGATCGACCGCATCGAGCGGGTGCTTCCCGCGTTCGCCCGGGCCCTGCTTGCCCTGCTACAGGTTCACGTGGCCGAGGAGACTAATGGAGCCATCAAAGAGGCCGAGGATGAGCTTCGGCACATACTCACGGAGAGCGTGATCAGCCAAAGGGAGAGGAAATGAGCAAACGAATCGAGGACCTTGACCCGCTTGTCCAACCGAAGGCCCGGACGTTTCTTTCGCTGATCCCCATCCCCTACGTGGTAACCTCCACGCTGCGAACGCTGGAGGAACAGACGGCGCTGTACGCACAGGGGCGAAAACCCCTTGATGAGGTAAACGCGCTGCGCTCCCGGGCGGGGATGTATCTTTTGTCGGCCCCAGATAATACCTATACCGTCACCAATTGCGACGGGGTGCGATACAAAAGCAACCATCAGGGCGGGCGGGCGCTGGACGTAGTTCCCGCAAACGTGGCGGGAAACCCCATCTGGCCGCCGGCTACGGACCCACGTTGGGAGATCCTTGGCAAGTACGGCGAGGCGGCGGGCTTCTCATGGGGAGGCCGGTGGAACCCGCCAGATCTCCCCCACTACGAAATGGAGGGCATATGAGGAGGACCGGTACGAAGTTCTGGCTCGCGGTCGGGGTCGAGGTGGCACTCCTTCTTGTCCTGCTTTTGATCGTGCTGGCGCTGCCGGACAAGTTCTCCGACGGCCTTTTCATCGCATGGCTGGGTGCGTTCGTAGCCGTTCCGACGCAGTTCGGCCTGACGAACGTCATCGCCAGCGGGCAGGCTGCCAAGAGTAACAGCAATGGCGCGGGTCTGCCGGGGAGCTAAGGATGAAAAGTTGGCGAGTCCGCATCAAAGCGGGTGATGGGCGTCCCCGGGTCTCTCGCCATGGCCCCTCCCGGTCGCGGGGAGCAGCGGTAGTCCTTCAGATCGCCGAACTACTAGCATCATCAAGTGTAGTATAGATGAGAGGGGTTGTCAAATATGCGGTTGTTTTCCTCGCGGGTGCTCTGTTTTGTGGCGTTCTTGTCTATCTCGCCCTTCAGTCTTCAAGCTCAAGACTCGCCTCTGAGCTTGCCACCGCTCGAACCGCTCTGGCAGACGCTATTGAAAGCAACAAGCGACTTGCCGACGCTAATCGACAGCTACACAGCGAACTGGACACTGCAAGTAGTCTCGCTTCAAAGCAACGTGTCACAATTGCAGACCTCAAACGACAGCTTGACGCAGCAGAACGCGGACTTAGAGATCTCGCTGCTTCGCTCTCGGGCGGACTTGGCGATCTCAGAGCAAGAGCAGAAGTTATCCGAGATATTGCTCAACGACTCTATGCTGCATACAGAGGTAGCACAAAGGGAAGTCAAACGCCTTGAAGCGCAGAATGCCTTGCTGAGATACGGTATGATCGGAGCGGTAGCCGTGACCGTGGTGTCGGTAGTGATCGCGGCTGTGAAGTGACAGCCGTCCCCGGCGGCCCATCTTCGAGAAGGGCCAAGTCTCCCTGCGCGGGGCTTGGCCCTTCTTTCCCAGCCCGGGCTCTCGCCCCTATGGGATGGACCTAAAATAGAACATTTGGGAGATTGCGGTCAACCCCAGATTGGCCTAGGAGGCCCCTTAAAAACGGGGCACGGCATTATCCCCATTTTCCATGTGTTGAATACCGGCTTTGATCTTTTTGGGCCTTCCACGAGGCTTTCCAGTTGTCGGATGATGTGCTCCGAAGCTGTACTTTTCCTTCACCGAGAAGGCCGCGAACTTGACAAACTGTGAGAGTGTCAGCCCCCGGGATCTGGCATAGGCTTCAAACTCGGCTTTTTGCTCGGCGCTGTCAAAGGAAAACCTAACGGAGTTAGTCATACTTGGACGTCCGCTGCGCCCGGTCGGGTCTGGCGTGCCGCGGCCCCGTCTTCTGCACCTCCTTTTTCGCTGGCTCTCGGTAGCAGCGGATGCACTGGTGGACTTCAAGCAACCTCTCGGCCACCATGAACCGGGGAACCCCAGACCTCACCACCCTGCCATCCTCGTCAAGCTGGTCAGGTATCGAACACACCGGGCATTTCTTGTAGCAATAGCACCCCGGCTCGAAGTAGTCGAAGGTGGCGAACTGGTTCCTCACCTCCACCCTCTTGAAAGGCACGTCGCAGATCGGGCACTGGCCTCCCTTTCTCTCTAGTTCGAGCGCCAAGAGCTTCTGTACGTTGTTTCCCGCCTCCGCAAGGCACTTTCGATAACCTGCCTCTACGTCTTCATCCGTGACGTGCGCGGATCTGGTCACCGCCTGGGCCGCTTTCGCGATCTCTTGCACCGTCGAACCTCCGTTTCTTCTCCAACAGCGAGTCCAGTACGCTGTGGAAAATGTTGTATCCCATGCCTGTTGCCCGCTCCTCCACGAAGGCCGGTGGGTACTCGAAGAACAGCCACGTCAGCTCTTTGAGGAGCGTTCCGCCCAGGCGGGCAATGTCCGCCTTGACGAGTTTCATAATCTTCCCGTCCCACGTGGGCTTCGCGCCCCCATAGTCGGTTTGGAACAAGCTTTGGTAGTAGTCGGTGAACGACCGAATCTCGGACTGCTTGGCAACCCGCTTTTCGGCTTTCTGAGCACTTTCCACGAGCTTTAGAATTGGGGGGGCGTCAGCCCCCAATGTATTATCTGTGTAATTAGTTGGAAGAGAAGATGGTATAGGTTCCCCATTTTCGGGCAATCCATTTCCCTTTTTTGTCAAATGGACTTCCGAATCCTGGAGAATCCATCTCTGCTCGTCGCAGAAGGCATACCAGAGAGTCCTGTCGTACCCCGCTTCGTTGAAGATCCCCGTCTGAATCACCTTCTGCTCGGTCAACTTTCCCAAGATGTATGCGATTTGTTTCTCCGTCCAGAAGGGAAGAAGCTCCGACCATGCCCGCACGCTGTTAAAGGTCCACCACCGGCCCTCTTTGTAGTGGCGTGAAGTTTTCTTCTCGACGAGATCCTCTGCCCTGTTCTTCCTGATCCAGTAGCGCAGGTGCTCAATGATAATTGCCTGTGGCACACCGTACTGCTTGGCCACGTCCTCGTCGAAATGGTGCGTCCAACTCATAATAAGGCCCCTCCTTGCTCGGGCTGGAGCGGCCGGAATGTGCCCTGGAAAGACAGCACACCGGCCCCCGAGCAAGTTGGGGCCTGTCACCTTTCCAGTCTACCGTGTCGCGCTCCAGCGCGTCAAGTGCAAGAGCGAATCTATCACGCCTGCACCAGCTCTGTCAACCGGGGATGGCGAGCTACAAAAATGTAGGATGTCTACTTTTGTTTGTCATAAAAATTCTACACGCGAACAGATTGACAGGCTGTATATTCTGTGAATAATACGGGGAGGTGAGGATAAAGATGACAGAGATACAGATGGCGCGGGTTCCGGTGCAGTGCATAGCGGACCCCAAGGAGTGGGAGATCATCAAGGCGCGGTGCTTCCGACGTCGGCAGACAATAGGCAGGTTTTTGGTCGAGGCGGCGCTGGAAGCTATCCGGCGGGAGGAAAAGAAGTGACCGACCGGCAGAAGCTCCTCGCGATGATTGAAGTTTTCGCGCACGACTACGAGGACAAGCCGCGCTCGACCACGATCCTGGAGAGCGGGATCAAGATCTTGTGGACCGAGGACGGGCAGATCAAGAGCATCGTGCGGAATGGCAGGTCGTATGGACCGGACGGACAGAGATGATGCCCTATTGGGAGACCCGCTCGTTTCGAGTGGGCAAAGAGGTAATCCGATGAAGGTTTGTCAGTCGTCTGACTACGATGCCATGTATCCCGAGACGTTCCCGTGGAAGAGATGCACAGGCCAGATGAGAATCCTCGGCAAACTGATCGCCGAGGAGATCAAGCAGAGAGCGGAGCGCATCGAGAAATTGAGAGCCGTGCTGGCATACATCGCCGGTCTGGCGGAGGTGAAATGATGAAACCCGTATGTCCCGATTGCGGTGCCGACATGAGCGGCTACGTGGTATGCCCCTTGTGCGGCGGATACTCTGCGGTCATGGTTCCTGACAGGTGCTACGGGTTCGACGGCTCGACGCATGTGCCCGGTGTCAAGGAGAGGAGGGTAGGCGAGTATGGCCGATTCATCGACTGAACATACAGTGATCAAACGCATCTGCGCCAAGTGCAACAAAACTTTGGGGTACACTGATGGCCACGGGCAGAGTGGCATATCGCATGGCCTGTGCCCGGTGTGCAGGGATGAGACGCTGAGGGATGCCGGCCTGGAGCCCGACGATTTGGAGCCCTCGCACTGGCCCGAGGACTGCACCAATCCCATGTGCGATGAGCCCATGTGCGTGCAGGTCCGTCAGTATCGAACGATGGAGCGAATGTTCATGGAGGAGGACAAGCGATGAAAACCAAGGCTAAGCGTGGCAGACCGCCGAAAGCGGCGGCTTTGATTGCTAAACCCATAGCGGCTCCATCTAGGATCAGCGGAGAGACACTTTCAAAACTGGTCATTAAAGGAGACCTCTCAGGTCTCACTCCGCAAGAGACCATGGAATATTATCTGCGGTTTTGCGAACATCTCGGCCTCGATCCTGTTACCCGGCCGTTTGACCTACTGGTACTCAACGATAAGCGCATATTGTATGCTCACAAGGGATGTACTGACCAACTACGGATGAAATACGGAGTGAGCGTCACTGATCTCAAAGGAGAAATGCTGAATGATTGCTACCGGGTAACCGCGATGGGCAGAGATCATAAGGGGCGCACCGATGCCGCGACCGGTGTTGTCAAGGTAAAGGGATTGACAGGAGACCAGTTTGCTAATGCCGTGATGAAAGCGGAGACCAAAGCCAAACGGCGTTTGACCCTATCGTTGTGCGGATTAGGGATGCTGGATGAAAGCGAGATCGAGACCATTCCTGGGGCAATAACGGTGGACTTGGGCGGAGAAGTGAAATCTGATCCACCCGTGTATGATGTCGGTGATTCTGTTGACTCTGTTGTACAGCACGATCCCAACGATGCCGAGACCTGGCGATGGGTGAAGGTCGGAAAGGCTCCGCAAAGTTACTGGGCGAAGAAAGGAAACCGGGAGGCCCAGCAACTTGCTCTTGTTGCGGCTTTCGGGCCTGCGGTAGAATACAAGGTAGAGAAGACTGACGAGGGATGGATGACATTCCGAAAACTCGGGGTGCCTGCGGAAGAAGGGCAGAAGGAATTGGACGCCATCGCAGAGAAGGCGTGGACGCCGGAAGTCGAAGGCCGCCAGCCGGGGCAGGACTGATGTACATCATCCCCAACGCCGAGGTAATCTCTCTGAGCGACCGGTTGCTGTCGATCAGACTCCCCGCATTTGCCGTGGCATCGGTCGCTCTGCTTGTTGACAAGTGCAGACAACGGCATGGCGGGTTTGTAGCGCTTCGGATGGAGACGCCTCGCAAACCGCGAACTACGGGCCCGGGCTCACAATCGAATCACCTTCACGGCCATCTACAACAACTGGCCGAGCATACCGGTTACACCATGGGCGAGATCAAAGACGTAATGAAGGCAGATTTACCAGGATGGCCCTCTCATACGGTGATGCTCGGTGCGCGAGCCCATAGAGTCTACATGAGCGAGGCTGAGGCTGACACGGTGCTGGAGGCTTCGGCAATCGAGTGGACTCATATGCGTGCTGCGGAAATGGGCATTGTATTACTGGAGGAATGAGCATGACTCCTATCGAGCGATCTATCCGTCGCAGCACCGGCTACGGAGATGTATTCCGTCCTCAGCCGAAGTCCGTCAAGGGTGCTCACTGGAATCGCTCCATCCGCGCGGCTAGGTTGTATGCCAATCAGTGGGCGCGTGAATGGGTGAAGAGCCGGTATCCTCGCTGCGTGCCCTGCGGGAGCGACGTCAACCTTGAGTGGGCGCACGTGTTGTCCGGCAAAGGCGATGCGGTCCGGTGGGAGGAGCGCAATATGACCCGCCAGTGCACGCGATGCAATCAACTCCATGAAAGCCATCCCGAACATTTGGTTGCATGGTTCGTTCAGACGTATGGGCAATCTGCCTTAGCGGAACTCGTGGCAAAAGCGGAGACATTGCCGAAGTACACGTATTCTCAAATCATGGAGATCGGTGACAAGTATCGCAAGTTGTGCAAGCAGACCCCGGCCCGTATGGGCTCGGGATAGATCGGGGCAAGGAGGCCTGCGGGAAAGACAGGTACATGGTCGGGCTTAGGGCTCGGCGGTCTACTTCTTGCGCGGGCGGTCCGCTGGACTGGGCCGCCCGATTCCATGAGGAGGTGCAAATGATTGCATGGCTTAGATATCTGTGGCGCGTGTTCCATTGGTGGTTTCGTTGCCTCTGGGAGGGGAAGATTGTCCCGAGAAAGTTGCCGGGCGCTCCATATTCTCGCGGCTACATGCGCAAGGCATGGAGGGATCGGTTGCGAAGTCTTGACCGTGATGTGAATGCGCGGAAAACATCCCATCCCCAGCGTGATGTCGCGTATCTTCTCTTGGACAGGCGAATGATGGTGATGAAACGTCGCCATTTCAGATTCGAGTAGAACCATGGCCATGACGCTATGGCGCGTAAGAATCCATAGGAGGTGATATGATGAGTAATGTGAATAGCATCATCATTGAGGGAACGGTGGATGACACGCCGGAAGTCCTCAGCGCAACGGAAGACAATCCCGCCGTCTGCAATTTCCGCTTGACCAGTCAGGGCACCAAACATACGACCATCCGTGTAGAAACCACAGGGCGCCTGGCCGAACTCTGTGGGGAATACTTAAAGAAGGGACGAGCGGTGCGCGTCGTGGGCCAAATTGCCAGTGCGGCGGACGGGATCTACATCGAAGGAGTGCACATGGAGTTCAGGCCGCAGCTTCCAAAGCCGGCGGAGGACAAGCAGACATGGGAGGCATGACACTTGCAGTTTTGCTTATAGCCGCTGGATGGGCCGCTCTTGTGCTTGCGTTCCTCGCCGTGGATGTGTTGAGGGAGCGCAGGCGCGAGCGCAAAGCCATGGGTAACTCGGTGACTCGGGATGTTCACACCATTTCAGGAGGGGGAAGCAATTGAAAACATATACGGTCGACGAGATGAAGGAGATGTTGGCGGAACATGCGAAATGGATTCGCGGTGAGGGTGGATCCCGGGCCGACCTGCGCGAGGCCAACCTGAGCGAGGCCAACCTGAGCGAGGCCAACCTGAGCGAGGCCGACCTGAGCGAGGCCTACCTGAGCGGGGCCAACCTGCGCGGGGCCGACCTAAGCGGGGCCAACCTGAGCGAGGCCTACCTGAGCGGGGCCAACCTGCGCGGGGCCAACCTGCGCGGGGCCAACCTAAGCGGGGCCAACC